CGAAAGGAACATTTAAATATTTAACACAAATAGTATCAGAAATGTTTAGAGATACATTGGCAAGTATTAGGTCTGTATTGGGATTAGAGCAAACAAAAAATATATTTAATATGTATAAAAGAAGAATGTTTAAAAAAAGGTTGAGTAATTATCCATTAGAGTTTCGTAATTTAGATAAAATTCCAACAGAGTTAGAAGCAACTCTTAATGCAAAAATGCCAGGAGATAAAGGATATAAAAGACCAAGAATAAAAGCCAGGTTTAATCGTAGGTTATATGGAGAAGGACAAGATATTACTATTGCAGAAAGAATAGCAGATGAATTATTAGAAGTAGATCCTAAAGCACCTTATAGGATGACTAATGCAGAAGTCATAGGTTATGCACACGATAGATTACCTAAAGAAAAATATAAAGATATACTTGCTGCTGCTAGAGCAATGAATACAGGTAATCCAAAACAAAGGTTAAGAGTCAAATTATTAAGAGCATTAAACGTACAGAAAGAAATTATAGATAATATGAAAAATAATATACCATTGTTAGAAAAGTATGCACTTACAGGAGCAGAAATACCACAAGAAATAATAGATGAAGTCGCTATAGATTCTTACCAATGGATAAAATTTAATACACCTACAAAACAGGTAGTTAGTGAAGTAGCAGGTGCTTTAAATTCAATAAAACTTGTAGGAATAGAACCAGCAGAAGGAGCAATATCTACACAAACAGGAAGAAGAACAAGAGCTAACAAAAAATTAAAAGGAAATATTAAAAAACAGGTACAAAATACTTTAGACAGAATAGAAGAAGAAGAATTATTACCGTCAGCAGAAGAAATATCAAAAGCTATTAGTGATATGCAGAACAATGGTGATGTAGAAGGAATTTTAACATTTGCAAGAAGAATGATGATACTAGCAGATAATCCTAAACAAGCAGGTAATTTTATTGCAAAAGCACCATTAACACAGGCTTTATTTAAAACAGGAAGTATTGCAAATGAATTATTTATAAATAGTATTTTGTCTGCACCAGAAACACAAATAGTTAATACTATAGGTT